CATGAGTATACTGCAAAATTAATTGAAAAAGGTTTAGGTAAATTTAAAAGAAGAATAACTGATGAAGATGGTAAGCTATCTTTAACTAAGTTATCTAAATATATATTTGAAGCAATGTCTGGAAAAGGTAATGAACGTTATCAAGAACTTCTTGGTGAAGGTGTTTCATTCCAAGCTCCTTATATTGTTAATAAAGCATTAACACAAATAGCTGCAGACGTAACTAAATCTTCTGTAGGATTCAGATTACCTGGTGAAAAGCTTATTTTACAAACAGACTTTGGTATTGAAGTAAATAAAAAGAATAAAGCTCTTAGAGAAAAATTAAAGTTTAACCAAAGTGAAGATAAAGGTCACTTAGAAGCTGAAGTAATTTTCCCTGAAGGAGTTTTACCAAGAGAAGTAGAAGACTCTATTAAAGAGATGCTTAAAACTGGAAAGAGATTCTTCACCACTTCTGATATGTTAGGTTTCCGTATTCCTTCTACAGAGTTACACTCTGCTGTAGCAATTAAGATTGCAGGATTCTATGACTCTCGAGGTACAAATGCTATTATCGCACCTAAAGAACTTGTAGTATTACATGGATCTGACTTTGACGTTGACTCCTTGTTTATGCTTGTTAGATCTTTCTATAAACCAGAAGAAGCAGAATTATTTGGGTACGAGGCAAGTTCACCAATAGGCTATGAGTTAGTTAATAAAGAATATCATCCAATAGCTAAGGATAAATTTGAAAAGATCATATCTGAATTAAAAGAACAATATAAAGAGGATAAAAAGAAATTAAAGCTTATAGATAAAGTAGAAGATAAATATTATACCAATGTTATTACTCAAGGTTTTATAGATATGATTCTTAAACCTGAGAATAGATCTCGTATGGTCGAACCTATTAGTATGGAAATATTTAATGGTGATGGTGAAGATACTATGTTTACTATGTTAAAAGATCTTCAACAAAGACGTTATAAACATATTCATGGTGATAAAGCTACCAAAGAAGGAATAGAAGAAGCAGGTGAGGTACAACAAAGACCTGATTTAAGTAATCCTTCAGGTAATTATAAAGTATTTAAGTCGTCTATGGACGGAGCTGCACTTGTAGGTGTATTTGCTAATGGTTTTAAATCATTAGCTTATATGTTAAACTCTGGTGATTATGGTAATAATACTGTAGCAGTTAAAAAAGAACTTAAGAAATTAAAAGAAGCTAAAAAAGTACAGGAGACTTTACTGTCAAATGTTAATGAAGAACTTCGTAAACTTGACCCTAGTACTAATCCTGAATCGGTTAAACAACGTGAGAAAAAACGTGACGAGTTATTAAGTATTCTTAAAGAAACTGAAAGAACTATAGAAGAACTTACTGCTAAATCTAAAACTTCTAAAGATGAAAAATCAACTACTCCTTTCTTAAATGTACCCGCTATTAAATTAGGTGGTAAGATATTTGATAGAATTAGAGAATTTGAAGTAGGTAAAGACGGGTGGCCAGTATGGAGAACACTAGATGCTTTAGTTAACTCAGCGATAGATAACGTTAAAGAACAAATTCTTCCAACTATTAATGCCTCTGGATTAACCTCTAATGCTTATGTAGCTTTAATAGGACTTGGTGTTCCTTTAAGAACAACTGTACTATTAATGAGACAACCTGCAATAGAACAAATGAGTTCTACTGGATTTAAGACTTCTGAAATCAATAAGAAAAAAGAAGCTTTAGAAGAAATGTTTAAAGCTATTTCTCAAGAAGATTTAGAATTATTACCTATATATGCTCAACAAGAACAATTAACAGATCTTGATTTAGAAGATGCTTTTATAAAAGATTTAATCGATTTTAGAGCATACGATAATGGTGATATGGATAAAGCATTTAAAGATGTTATTGATCCTGAACATTCTATTGTAAGACAGTACGCAATATTATTAGAAGTAGAAAAAGCTATGAATATTGGAGAAGATATTTCTACAATGAGTTCTGCTTTAAATATCATTAGACAATTTCCAAGTAATAAAGCAGACATGTCTACTACCCAAGAAAAATGGGAAGAGATGTTTGATTTTAAGGAAGACGAAGTAAAAATGAGAGATTCATTCTCTTTTGATATTCCTGCATTGTTTAATAATAATCCACACATTAAATTAGCATATGAAGCATTTAAGTACTTGGTAGATTCTATTGAAACAATGTTTCTTAAACACGATAAGGCTTTAACTAAATTAGCTACTGAAATAGTTAAGACTTCTAATATGTCTATTGGTACTAAGAATGAAACAATAGAAACAGTTAAAAGTGACTTTGTTAAATTTATAGCTTCTGGTATTCCATTAATGGAAAAAATTAATTTAAGATTAACTAAAGAATATAGAACTGCTACAGGAGTAAAAGATTATACTACTGGAGCTGAAGCTTGGTCACAAGCATTCTTAGATAAGTTAGAAGATGTTAAATTATTTTTAAAAGCACATAACATTTCTAATGGATTTATAGAAAATATTGCTATTAGACCAGGAAGATTTGATACAAGGTACGCACAATTTACTGCAGGTAATAATTTGAAGTTAGAAGATTTCTTATTATTCCAAGAGGATTTTGTAAAATTAAATAGAGTAAATATAGATGATAAAGGTAATATTACATATAGTTATACGCCTAATGTTGGTTATACAGAATTTCAACAAGACTTTGTAAGATATGCAATCTTAAACTTTGGTTTACAATTTGGATCTACAAACTATTCTACTTCTTTACCTCCAGATATTGTTAAACCTTATATGGATGAGTTAGATGCAGAATTAAAAGAAGCATTAACTAAATTAGATGTATATAAAGAATTATTTGAAGTTCAAGAGGTAATTGAAAGAGGTAATAATGTTGGAGAAACTCGTAAGAAACCAACAAGAGTTGAAGTAGCTCAAGGTACTTGGAGAAGTGCAGCATATGATAAAGCTTATGGTATATATTATAATTTAAGATTTGATCTTAAAGGTAAAGACACTATGGGTGACTTCTTAAAATTTGGTAAGAATGTATTTAAGAAAATAAAAATAGCTGTAGAATCTGACGAGCAATCTAACTTTCCTGTATTCTATACTAAGATAGGTACTTTAAAAAGAAGAATAGGATTATTCTTTAGAAAAGAGTTAGCAGAGAAATACTCTACTGCATTAGCTTTTGATAGTTCAATATTATCTAGAGCAGTAGCTGATCCTGACAATACAACTAAAGTATCTATTTCTGATAACTACTATAATGATATTAAGACAAAAGACGAACATGGTACTGGGTCTATCATAATGCTATATCCTACAAATGATGGAGCAAGAATGTATAGAAAGTATTATATGGTAACTAAGAAATTAACTGATCCTAAAGTTAATGAGTATGGTATTAATGAAATGGAATTCGAGATAACTCCATTAGAAAATAAAGATTATGAACAATACATTGACTCTAAAGGAGAAGATTATAAATTAGTTAAAAAAGTATCTAAGGTAGAATTAAATTATAAAGGTACTAAATCTTCTATTACAACTGCAGATAGAAATAAATTCTTATCTCTTGAGAATGTATTAAAAGATATACAAGTTAATGGATCTACTGCAGGTAAATTAATGGCTAATTTATTCTTAAGTCCAGAATTCTCTTCAGCTGTAAAAGGATTAACAGTTAGAACTATTAATGTAAAAGAGACTGATAAAGGAAATGTAATTGGACATTGGGTTAATAATTATCCTAAAGAAATTTCTATTGCTGTGCAATACCCAGATGGAACAAGAGTTTCACCAGAAATAATTGAATCAACTATAATACATGAATTAACTCATGCTTTAACTTGGTTTAATTTACATACTCCTGATAATAAATTATCAAGAGATCAAGTAAGAGCTAAAGCTAACTTACATAAACTATTCAAAGTAGCTTCAGAAGCTATGAAGAAAAAATATAAAGATGAGTTTAAAGCTGGTGCAGGTAAATTCTATGGATTTACAAATATTGATGAATTTGTTGCAGAAACATTTAGTAATCCTGAGTTCCAGGCTGAATTAGATTCATTTAAAATTGATACAGGTAAGAAATATTCTTTATTAACTAAATTTGTAGAGTTCTTCAAAAGATTGCTAGGAGTTGTAGAAAATGATTCTTTACTATCACAGGTATTAAATAACTCATTCTACTTAATAGATAATCCTATTAATAAAGGTTCTGTAGTTATAGATACTAATGAGATATTCTATAAGATAGGTAATTCTAAACCTGCAGAAGTTTCTGGAATAACTAAGAATGTACTAGAACAAAGTAAGTATATAAATGTAGCTACAGACTCTAATGGAGAACAATTAGACCATTATATTTATTCTATTACAAACAAAGCTTGGAATCGTGTAACTGATAACTATACTGGATTTATTTCTAAGTTTGTTAGTACTACTCCTAAGGAAAAGGGATTAACTAGTTCTCAATTAAAAGCTGAAGGAGTATTTAAAGGTGTACCTAAAGGAACAGCTATTCCAATTGATGGTATTAAAAAAGATCTTACTAAAGAAGAATATATACAATATTTAGATGACTTAAATGCTGTAGGTATTGCTAAAGGTAAAGTAATGCATAAGTGGCTAGAGTTATTATCTTGGAATAAATACTCTAATAAATCTAAAGAAGATTTAGAAGATGAGTTAGAGGAAGCTTTAGAGAATGCTCCTGTACCAGATGCTGAAACATCTTATGGATGGATTGAACAAGTTTATGATAAGTTATTAGATAAACTTCAATTAAACTCACATAAGGATAATGTGCCAGAGGATCAAAAAGATAAAATATTCTCTGAGGTAACTATAGGTAGTCCACTACTTAAATACGCAGGTACTATGGATATGTTAGTAGAGCATAGTGATGGATCTTACTCTATCATAGATTGGAAGACTGGTAGAAGTATTGAAAAAGAAACACATGATGTTCTTATGAAATACGGTAATCAGTTTAATCATATGTTTGCTGATCCTAAAACCAAGAACCAATTGCAGGTAATGTTTTATGCATTCATGATGAAAGTAGAAAATCCAGATGCAATTTTTAGAAATTTAGATATCATGTGGATTCCTAATAAGTATGAGGCTTTAGCATATGATCCTTATAATAAAGCAAATCATGCTAATTTCTTACGTATGATTGAGCAATACTATAAGTCTGAAGAACCTAGAATATATGAACAAATACTAGAGAAAAGTCCTAACGCATTTAATCCTAAACATTATAATGCAACAGACCCTACTTTAGCTGGTAGAATGTTAGCTGAGAATAAAACAGCTGAACAAGTTATTATAGCAACTCAAAATGAATTAAAATGGAAAATCCAAGCTAAATTGGATAAAAGATTATTAACTCATGATGATATGCAAGAGATTAAGAAATTAACCCTTGAACTAGTTGCATTTGCTAAACAAGAAGGATATAATATTCAAAACTGGTCAGATGATATCTCTTATGGTTCTAGATGGTTTGGTATTAATGCAGATGTTAATCATCCTATTGTTAACTTATACCAAGCTAGATTAAATGAAGGATTAGATAAAGCTAATTCTGAGTTTACTAGAGATATGGCTAAGTTTAATAGATTAGTTAAAAAAATATCAGAAGATTACGTAGCTAGTAAAATGCCTGGTAAAGGATTCTTACGTAAAGCAACACTTAAAAAATATGATCCGTTGACTAATGAATTATATGAACCATTCTATACAACATTTACAGAAGATGGTGTAACTTTGGAGAGATTCTTACATAAAAATGAGAAAGATCCTGAAAAGAAAAAAGCTTATGAGGCTTTAACAAAGAATCAAAAAGAGTTTATAGATTTTGTTAATGAAAGATTTGCATCACCATTTAAAGGAGACTCAGCATTCTTAAATAGAACTGCAGTTAAAGATAAACCTAATATGGTTGGTGGTATTGAGATGGGAGTTAAGAATTATTCTGACTTAGAGTTATTTAATCTTAATAAAGATCTAAGAGATAAATTTAATTATTATGAAGGTTTTATTCCTGTTGTAGCTCCTACAAATCAAGACTTAAAAGAAAGGTTTAAAGGAAGACCAATGGAGTATATTAGAAATTTATTAAATAAATATTTAACTTTCTCTACTGAATATGACTACGAACAATGGGGAAATAGAGATGAAGCTCTCCCTATCAAGTATTTAGGTACTAGGTCTCTTCGATCAAATAAAGTATATTCTCGTAATATTGAGAATATGTTTGATAAGTACATGAGATCAATGTACCATAAAAAATATTTAGATGATGTACATGCTTTAGCTAAAGGTTTACAATACACTATTCAAATGGCTTCTTATAAAGGAGAGGCTAGTAGAATAAATAAGTATTTAGATGAACATATTTCTATGGAGCTATATCATAAAGGAGAAGAACCATTTGATTTAACTTCTAACCCAACATTATCTCCTTTTACTGTAACAGATAAAAGAAACCCAAATAGAAAATATGTTAAGAAGATTTCCCCGTTAAAATTATTACAAGCAGCTAGATCTTCTGCAGGTGCGGTATTTATGTGGGTAAAACCTCATAAAGCAGCCCAAAATGCTGCGATCGCTAGTATGTTTACTATTAAGGAAGGTTTGATGGGAGACTTCATTAAAATGGGTTTAAAAGAGAAAGTTATAGGTACTAATGCTAGTGTAGTAGATTTTACTACTAAAGATTTAATTAAAGCTTCTGGTATTGTTGCTTCATTTATTGGAGAACAAGTTAAAGGTAATTATCATAACAATAAGTTATGGAGACTATCTCAAGAGTTCAGATTTGATTCTAACGCTTATGATTTAGCTACTAATTCAAGATACTTAGAAACGTTAAAAACTCAGTTACTATCTCCTGATGTAGCTTATATGTTACATACTTTACCTGAAGAATATATTTCTAAAGTAACAATGGTAGCTCAAATGCTTAATATGAAGTTTACTACAAAAGAAATGAACGGTAAATCTATGTGGGATGCGTATGAGATGAAGGTAAATCCTATTACAGGAGAAAGTGAATTAACTTATATAGGACCAACTAGAGGATATCTTAAAGTAGGAGATAAGCTTGAAAAGATTGGAGGAATAACATCTAAAGAAGCAGCTAGTATGAGACATGTTTATACTAGAATTCAAGGTGGGTATCGTCCAGGAGAAAGAACTTCTTTTGAATTCTATGCTATTGGACAAGCTATTATTCAGTTTAAAAAACATTTACCACAATTACTTAAAACAAACTTTGGAACATTAAGTTATTCAAATGTACTTGGTAGGTATAAACCAGTACCAGGTAATGATGGTAAAATTGTTACAGTTAAAGATGAAAAAGGAAATGATATAACTGTACTTGAATGGCAACAACGAATAACAGAGGGTAGATGGATTACTTTAGCTGGTTTTATTGGAGAATGGTTAAGACTAAATAGCTTAGTTAAGGGAACTAGATTAGGAAGTTATTTATTAAATAATGAGTCCTATGCTTGGGATAATCTTTCCCCAGAACAGAAAAAGAATATACTAGAGGCTGGAGCAGTATTATCTTCTCTTATGTCATTCTGGTTATTATATGGGTGGGCCTTTGGAGAAGAAGAAGAAAAAAATTCTTTAAAACGTATGGGAGCTTATATTTTAGATACATATTCTCAAAATTATAATCCAGTAGACATGGTTAAGAACATAACTTCTTTCCCATCATCTGCAGCAGGTACTAGGTTGTATAAAACACTAGATGCTGGTAATGACATGGCGTGGTCTTTATGGGCCTCTACAGGGTATTCACCATTTAATGCACCAGACGATGCTTGGACAACTGAGGGAGATTTAAAAGGTTGGAATGAAATTCAAAGAGGTATAAGAGGATTATCTTCTTATTATGAAACAAAAAAATGGTTAGATGATTTAGACTTAGAAGATTCTGAGTAATAATCCAAAAGGAAAAAGGGGGTAGATCACAAGATCTTATCCCCTCTTTTCTTTTTACTATTTACCTAGAATTTCCATAAACTTTGCATAGGTATTAGGCCAAAAGTCTTTAATCATTTCGTGAAATGAAGTTGGACTATTAGCATCACAAAGTCTATCGATTACTTTTTTTTCTTGTTCTTCTTGCATAATTTTTAGTCTAAAAATTCGTAAACTTTATTTTTTCCGTAAAACAATCCTTTTCTATACCACTTAGGAACTTCATTTTCAAACTGTACCTTATAAAAACCAGGAATATCCGCAATAATTTTCATATTAAGAATAAATCCTGTTCTAATTACTCTAACTCTTACGTGTTTCATCTAGAATAGGCCTTATAATACTATCAGCTTCTTCAGAAGTAAGAGCTCTGAATTTGTTAGGATCTGTAATATAATTAACAGTTCTATTATAAATTCCTTTTCCAATAGGATCCAAACAAACCATAGGGTACTGTAGTGCTATTGGGTGAGTACTTGAGGCACTGGTCACAAATACATTACTAGTATTATAAGAATTAGTAACATTAGTACTACGTTCTCCAGTATTAGTTAATTTAGTATAGTATATAATTTCATCTACAGCATATCTTACTTGTGAATGAGTAATATTAAGATGCTGTATTGGACAATCCCTACCAGTAGATAACATAAAAAGTTTTTCTGCGTTTTGGTTTGGATACGAAATAATACTTATAAAACAATTAAATATTGCGTTTATATATAATTTCTTTTCTATTCTACAAAACTTTTTTACTTTTTGTGGACCATACTGACTAGAGTAAGAATCTTCATAACACATAAATATATGTCCTTTAGAGTCTTCTTCTACATTTTCAATTCTCTTTAAAATAAGAGCATACATATGTTTGAAAAATTCTTTACAGCATTCTAAAAGTAATGGAGAAGCTGATAATTCTTTGCTAAATATTGTATATTTACCATTATGTAAACTTTTAGTAGAAGCAAAAATAGCTTTATAATCATTCTTGATAGTTTCTATTTTATCAATAAGAGCTTCTTCACTAAGATTATAAAGTTCTTGTATTTCTTTATTTTTTATTTCCATTTTCTTTTAGTGTGGGAATTATACGCAAGTCCATCTGGTCTAATCTTAGCGTATCGCCAAGTCCAAATACTGTATTTGTACCAATCCACACCCCACTTTTAATAAGATACATAAATTTATATGTACCATTATCTGGCAAATACTTTCCCATCATAACTACAGTACTTCCGTTTGTGTAGTTAAAATCTATAATCTCTTCCTCAGGCATAGCTGAGTATTCAAGTGTTTCAACAGTTCTAATCGAGTCTTTGTTGAAAGGATTTTTGTTGCAAGATACTACTAACAACAAAAAAATCATACTAAATAATTTCCAGTACATTATCTACTTTATTTTTTGAAATTCTTTTTCTTTTTACTTCTGGCTGTCTTTCTACTTCTTTAATAATTGTTTTCGTACTAGAAGTAGTAGAATTGAATATATCTAAAACTGGGATCTCTATTTTCTCATCTTTTTCCCTTTTGAGTTTTATAGTATGAGAAGCATCACTAGCACCATCAACAATAAATTTTCCAAAGTTTACTCCTCCAATATAGAGGTTAACATATTTGTCTAAATAAATGTTTTCTTTTGCTTCCTCATAAAAACCTGAACTATATAGTTCTATGCTTCCATTTAAAGCTCCTTTTATAGCTACTATACTATTTTTACCTACGAACTCCCAAGTAGTAATTCCGTTAGATACATACTCATCTCTAAAATAAACTTGAGATAAAGTTTCTCCTTCTACTTCTAATTCAAGTACTGACAAAGATTTTTTTATATCAATTACCTCTTTAAGATTTTTGGTAAAATCTTTATCGTTACTTGTATATGGATAAATGGTTACAATTTTGTCTTCAGAAGTTCTAGCCATATGACTATTCATACATGCACCTAGAAACTTTCTAGTAACAGAGTCATATACAAAAAAGGAACCTCCATTAGGATATTTTAGTAAGTAAGCTCTTAGAAGCTTTAACCCACTAATGCCAAACTTATCATCTTTAGCTTGTATTTCTGTATCTACATCTACATACAAAATATTTTTTTGTAAATAGTTTGCTGTTTTTTTAAATCTTGCTGTTTGATTAGGATAATTATAAGAAATTTCATAATTACCTAAGAATTTTCCAACTTCACCTTCATAGTTTGATTCAAAGATATCAACTACAAACTCTTTGTTAGTAATTAATGAAAATTCTCTTTCATCTACTTTTACTACTGTAGGAGTTTCAAAACTTTCAGGAAAGATTGTATCAGATTTTGAAAATTCTTTATCCAATAAAAATTGCCTTTTAACTAGTCCGTTGGCAGAAATAAATAGATAATATCTTAAATCTTTACTTTTTTCAGAGTTTATTTGTACCACTTGTTGTTGTTCATTTTTAATATTTTCATTATCTGTTTCTACTTTATTCTGAATAGCTATGAAATACATGGCAGCTAACAATTCCATTGCTTTTTCTATTTCTTCTGCTGTATAGTTAAACATAGCATATTTACCTGATTTGTGTAAATTATCTACTCTAGATATAAGTTTAGTTACTAATGACATATACTGATCAGAATCTTCCGCAGTATACTCCATATGATCTTCACTTCCTGCATAAATTTTATGCATAAGATCTACAAACTCTACTCTTAGGTTTGAGTTACTTCCTTTACTTGAAAATACTTTTTCTTTAATTGTGTCCAAAGAATACTTTGATAGACCTAACCTATCTAAAATAATAGAGTTTTTTTGCATTATATCATTAACTTGTGAAAGTTTTTGAGCAAAGAACAATTCAGAAGGAGATAATTTGAACATCTTCATCAATACTGTTCTAGGTCTAGCTGCAAATTCTTCTATGTTTTTATTAGGAAGAATATCTCTTATTGTGCAAAAAGTTTTATAATTACTTAAGAAATCTTCTAAATCACTAGGTTCTATCTTTAATAACCAACAAGCTAGATCTGTATATAGATCACCTGTTAAAGTTGTATTACTTTCTTTTTTGAATTCCTCTATTATATCTAATAAAGGTGATTTTTCAACTTTCATTTCTGGAATATATTCTTTCTCAATAGGTTTAGATAAACCCTCCTCCAATACAGGAGGAGAGTCTATTTTAGTGAGTGTATATCCAAATAATGAAATTATCCAAAGTATAAACTTATTCAGCATTTACTTTATTTATTTCTATTATCCTATTCTGTATACTTCTTCATCCATGTCTAGCTTGGAACATACCTCGTACTCATCCTTAAAGGATAAATTCAATCTCTCTTCCCACCGCTTCTTCAGTTCTGGAGACTTAGTCAATATTTGATAATTAACTGAATCTTTATACAGATATTCTCCATATATTGATTCTCCCACAATAACTTTAGGATTGAAGTATTTTTTAACATATTCTCTGTCTATAAGAGAGTATTTACTTGTAAGTAATTGTTCTTTTATATGCTTCCACTCATCACTTAATTTAAATCTAACCATAATAAATCCATCACAAGGATCATATTCATCTAAGAAATTTTCATGTTTTCTTAAAGAAGAAGATAAATCTTCATAATTAATATTAGAAGGATTATATTCAAATAATAAAAAGATGTCTACATTATTATCATTAATTGTTTTATTATAATTACTATCGTCTAAATAGGCATTTATAAACCCATATTCTAACAGTATTGCGACATCTAAGCCGCAAGCAGGGACTAAAAACGAAGATGTCTTAGTCCATCTATTCTTTGTTTCTTGCACTATTATTGTTTAAAAACATTTAGTTCAATATGAAAATTATTCTGAAGTAGATCTTTAGGCATTTCCCAATAATCAGTTGTTTTATGCCATTTATACTCATCTAATAATTGAACATATCCTTTGACAAATTCATTACTAGATTTTAAGTATCCACCTAGTTTACCAACTTTCAAATCATTGTCAGTAACTGGATAGAATACTGGCAAGTTATAACAAGATTTCTCTTGTACTAAAAATTTGAAATTTAATATTCTATATTCAGAAATATCTCCATATTCTTTACATTCTTTTTTCCAACTTTCCATTGCCCTAGTATAAAAGGCAGCCTGTATATAATAGTAAAAAGTAATAAAAGAATGCTTAAACTGGTAAACAGACTTAGCAGTTGTTTTTAAGTCAATAATTTGAATAGTCTTATTATTGTGATCAATAACAACAATGTCTAACAAACCTTTACATGGTACTAGGTCAACTTCAAAAAAGATTGCAACTTGAAATAAGATATTAATCCCTTCAGGTGCTTCTTTAAATAGCCATCCACAATGCTCAGACTCTGTTAGAAGTTTGTACATTCTCCTTACCAAAATAGCATCTTCTCTTTTTAATACTAACTTAGTATCCTTTTCTAATAAAAACTTTACATAGGTTTGACACTCAGTATCATTAAATACCCTTTTGATTTTGTCTAAGGATATTTTGTAACCAGATTGAATATGTGCCAATTCGTACGCTAAATCATCATCGCATTTATTGACATATTTCTGACGAACAAATTCTTCGCAGAAGATTTTCATCATCTTAGTTAACTTATAATCAGGTTCTTCTATATAAATATTGTGATACTCTTCTTTATTAGTAAGTAGAGTATCTAATGCTCCACCTACTACAAAGTAGTCTTTAACTTCCTCTTCTTCCTTTTTAGTAAACATTTTATGTCTAAAAAACTTAGGATGAGTAGAAAGATATCCTAAACTAGATTGAGATATGCTGGGATCTGCCCTGTATTCTTTCTCAGTTTTCATTTAGAATTTTGTTTTTTACAAACTCATCTAACTTCTTATTAACCTCATAAGATAACTCAATATCATAATCAGCAACATGAAGTCTCTCTTCAATTACTTTAATTTTTAATTCTTTAGCTACAGTGGATTGTTGGAAATTTTCCAATTTAGCTCTTTTATCTTGTAATACCCATGCAGATTTTTGCATCAAACATAAAGCAGGTCTATGGAAATAACTACCATAAAAATTGCAATTGTGATACTTGAAGAAGTTAAATAATTTATCTTGTTCAAATTCAGCATTGTAAGCAATTAGTTGGAATTTATCCTTTGGGTTATACTTATCCACAAATAACTCAAGCTCTTTACAAAACTTAGCAAACCCTTCTTTTTGGGTAAGCACATTTTTACTCTTGTTAATAACATGAAAATCCTTATTTACCTTGATTTTTTGACCATGGTCTGGTTTCATATTAATAACGAATCTTCTTTTAATACTACCTCCAGTAACAACAATTCCTGCAATCTGAATGATCGCATTATTGTTAGTTAGTCCAGTGGTTTCTATGTCGATATAAACCTGTTTTAAGGCCATTATTCGTTGTTTTTTCGAATGATCTCTCCTATTACATACATTACTTCCTTTTGGGTTGTAGGCATGTATAAATCCAATTTAATTGAGTTTTCTGCTAGGTACTTTTTGAATAATTTCCACTTCAATCTTGCTGTTGTAGTAAAATGACCTTTGCACTCAATAAGCCACCCAGTACCAGTAAAGTCTGGGGTGTAAGTAATCGCGGCTTGTCCTTGACGTTGTTGTATAAATGATTTTCCTATACGCTCTAAAGAAACTCCCTCGTACTTAAAGGAAGGTGTTATTACATACTTTACCTTTTCATACTCAAAAGGAAGTTTATTTAGAGTTAATTGTTCAGCACAAAAGCTTTCCAACTTAGATCTGAACTTTCCTGTCTTTTTTGCTCTCATCTTATAAAGATTTTAGTATAATTCTTCTGTAAAAGAAGTAGAATCATTCTTAAACTCTTCCATAGCATTGTTTACATGCTCAGAGTTTACAGAAGTTCTACCATTTAAAGCTCTATGTACAGCTTTTACATTATCATTTTTGTTCTTATCTCTAATAATATTCATATAACGTATGATACTATCAGTTACTTCTTTGTAAATATCCAACACTTTAGTTGGAGCATCTTCTCCAAAATTATCATATAACTGGCATATTACATCAGTTAATTTGATTTTATCCTTTCCTTCCAAAATTTTCTTAGAATACACATCTGCATAACGTACAATGGTATTACAAATTAATAACCACATAAGAGTTTTGTGGAAGTTAACTGTAGGACCATGTAGTCTAAATTCAACGGTACCACTAGAAAAGAAATAATTAACCAAATTCATGGCATAGTAACGAGTAGGACAATCCCACTGTCTATTCCATGGAGTGTATTTAGTTTGCTTATATATTTTTGGATTATTTTTTTTGTCTGGTTTTGCTCCACAAGTAATAAACGAGAATATCTCATTATAATGTCTCATAAGCTCTTTTTCATATTCTTCCTTACTCTTAGCTTTATACAAACTATTATCACCAATTCCTAAGTCAATTAATCTCTCTGAGTATTCTTTTTGTTTACCCATAATAGCTTGTTCATGACGTTTATAGAAAGGAACAAGATTAAATAATTCATCCTGAAGTCTATAAAATAATTGGTACAAGGCAAGGATAAACTCTTTTCTTTTAGGTAAAGATCCAATATGTACATGCATAGCACAAGAATGGTCAACTCTACATTGACTCATTAATCTTTTGCATACTTTCTTCAAAGATTCTAAACCTTTAGCACCTTTTAGAATAACTGTAGCATACTCGTACTGATCTCTACTACTTAGGGAGCCATCAACAACAGGAACAATACCACCAGGACCCAAAAAGCTTGTTTGTAAAGTTCCTTGACTAGTTTCAAATTCAACTCCAAAAGTAAGGTTACCTAATAATCTGGCAATGGTTCTTGACCTGAATGTACTCTTATATTTTGTTTCTTCGTAGATTTTTTGTATATCTACAAAAGCTTTATTGGCATCATCTGCATGATGCGTAGTTCTAATGTTGATTGCAAAAGTTCTTATAGAAGCTAACTTAGATAAAAATTCAGCAGGCTCTTTAGTTGGATGATAGAAATAATTACTTGATTTAGACGGCAAATATCCTAAAGAATATGCAATATCTTCATTCATAATAAATAATTCTTCATCTTCTTTCTTTTTTACAGCCGAAATGACTTGAACTGTCTTAAAATTGTTAAATAACATAGTACCTCGTTCTCCTTGAGAATTTATGATTCCGTATCTAACATTTTTAGAATTTTCATATTTTTGTGTTTCATCACAAAAGAGCACTTCTTCTCCAATAATAAAAGGTTGATCTTCTATATAAACTATAGCACCTTTTACTGCATTCTTTTCTTTGATTTTAACTTTAGGTAAGTTAGTTATAACTAACCTACCGTAAATTATGTCTGTTTTTAAATAGGTTCCACTCATTACTTAATGAAGAAAGCTTTTATTTTAGATGTTTCCTCATCTTCTAATTCCTCTATGTTAATAGAAGAACATGTATCACATCTCTCTAAATGATTTTGAGTTGTTACTGATCCACAATCATCACAAACTACAATATATTCTTTATCCTTAAAATCTTCTTGCTCTTCTTCTAAATATCTATTTATCTCGTCAATGTTATCAAGAACTTTTTGGAAAGCATTAGTACTGCATTTGTCATCACACATAGGACAATCACTTACAACAGTTCCTTTACATTTTAGACAATATTTTATATTATCAAAAGTAGCATAGGTTTCTTTAAAATGTTCTGTTCTTTCTTTAGTTAATACCTCAACTATCATTGACTCTTTAAAGATATATCCTCTGTTTACATAAGGCCAAATAACTAATCCATCTATTGGATCAGAATGGTTTAAAAGAGTAGTTGGTTTTATAAAAGTAAGGCAATCTTTTTTATCTTCTTTTCTGTTAAATAATCCTGACCAAATAGGAAAATTAGTAGAACTACGAAGTATTGTACCAGATACTGAACCTTCGTTTTTTATTTCGAAGATGTGTAAATCTTTTAAAGATCTTATGTTATTAATAAGTATTCCGCGATAGAAGTATAATTCTTTTGTTGCAACATTTACTGCAGGAGTCATATCTTCTACATCATAATAAGCATGCTTATCTTCTGATATAAAAATACCTCTTCCAGTTGTGTCAAAAGTAGTTATTCTATCCACTATTTCTACATCATTATAAGTAGATTTTTCTACACTGACATTTTCTCTAAGTTTTACTTTAGTATGTGCAATGTTACCATTATAATAATATAGTCCTTTACTAAAAACTAGCCTACCCTCTTGAATACTTCTAAACAACTCTTGTTGACTTAAACCATCAGAATTTAGAACTCCAGCGGAAAGAGTTTTAATTGTTTCTAATTCACTTTTTTTTATTTCGCTTGCTGAGCTGCCTACGCATCCGCTTCTGTTCTTTTTTGATAATCTATTATAAAAGTCTGAATCTTCTTCATGACCCAAGTATCTTGGAGCTGGTAAAGAAAATGAGTTAGTACTTTTAGTAGGATTTCTATCTACTTTGATAACTTCTACTATTTCTCCATCTTCTATTACAGTAATAGCATCCATAGCAAAATGATACGAATCAATCGTATTACTTTCTAGATATTTCTTTCTGTTAGGAAGAGTTAAAAATGCCTCGTCTAAAGGTTTATGTTCAGAAGAAATGTATATTCCTGCCTTAGTTTGTACATAGTGTAAAGGTCTTTCAGGAGTATTAACTTTTGAGTAAGTTTCTTTTCCTGCCCATACATAAACCTTGTTTGGTTCTTCTTTTATGTGCCATACCAAAGCTGCGCTACCCCTGTACATAGAAAGGAATTCTAAAGTTTCCTTTTCTCCTTGTGCAAAAATATTGAAGATAAGTACTGAGTCTGATGACCCATAGTCGAGAGACAATCCAAAATGTCTTTCTATTTCTGTTTCGTTAGTAATTGTTCCGTTATGAACTCCAATCACAGTTCGAGTAGGATTTTCTTCACTATTTTTTGCTATAATTGGGTGGGCATCAGATAATGTAACACCTCCACGAGAAGAAGATCTTGAGTGACCAATTACTATACATGGATTATAAAATTTTGGTTTTTTGCCTGCCCAAAATTTTCCTTCTTTTTCATAATGTTTATGAAAAGAAGATATATCAGTTCCTTTACCATCTACATTTTTAGCCCCTCTATGTACATATAGTAGTCTCTGATTATTTTCTCGTGTGGTATAAAAGACTCCAAAGTTATCTTTTCCTCTGGAGTCTTGTGCTAATAGTAGATAATTAAGAATTATTTCATTAAAAATTTCTCCTTTCTTACCTATAAAACCTGCGATTCCGCACATAGTTTATTATTAAATTTCTTTTCTCTTTTCTAAAATCATCTGTCTAAATGCTTTTTTCCATCTACTGAAAGATAAAACAGCATTTTCATCTCCCATTGATGGGGCAGTATTTATTTCTAGAATTGTCCAAGATCCAGATTCAGAATCCCACAACATATCTACAGCACCAAAATCAAGATTACAAGCCATACAAGCATCTAAGGCTAAACTAACAGCTTTGTCAACAGAACAAGATTTTCCTTTACGTGAAAATGTTCTTTCGAAATTTGCAGTAAAGTAGCTATTTCCCAAGGCAATATTTCTTCCAAAACTACCTGCATCTACAGCCTCTTGTTTCATTAATTTTCTTAGTACTATAATTTCTCCTTTGTAATTTATTTCTGAGACACCATTACTTTGAGGAGGATAATCAACTCTTTTCATCAAAAGCAGAGGAGACACTGACACACGATACTCGTAAGATTTGCTCATATCTGGTTGAAATACTTCTTCAATGAAATAAGTATTTAATTCTTCAGATTTTTTAGAAGAAATAAAAGTTGCCAATTCCTTAATATCGTTGATTACTGTCATTCCTTTTCCACCACTACCATAAATAAGTTTTGCAACACAAGGAAAGGCCAGTCTGAAGTTTTGAACTCCTGCAGCGCTTAATTTCAATTCTGCAAACATTTGGTACTTCGGTGTAGGCAAACCAGCATCAACTAAGAACTGTTTACATCTTACTTTATTTGATGCATTTTTAATTACATCAGGGTGATTTAAGATTACCCCACCATCTTTACGAACTAAGGCTACTTTTTCATAGCAGTTTTCTGTTCTACTACCTAAATTGATTAGAGTTTTATATGGAAATTTTCCTATAGGAAATCTTTCTTCTGGCTTCTCTTTATCTTTTTGAATTCGGAACTTATCTGCTGATGGGTTCTTGCTGATTACGTGAGGAGAAAATTGTTCGTTTAATTCAGTACTCATTATTCAGTTATTTTTTCTTGTTCAACCTCTTCTTTAAAATAATACTCATACGCTTTTGGAGCCTCTTGTTTTAGTCTTTCTTTCAAATCACTTGAGTATGTTTTGTAAACATTACCTACATAATCTCCCTTAGGATTTTTTGCTGCTTTTTGTTCAGCACTTGACCAAGGTGCTTCATAGAATTTAGCAATGATTGGCCCATCTTCTAGATTAATTCTAACTGCACAAGCTCTATATGCATCATATTTTACTCCTTCAAGAGCATCTGTCTCTGCATTAATTCTATCAAATTCATCTGTTACTTGAAATAAATCAAATACAGTAACGTGACTTGTATCTCCTGTAAATTCACAAGAAATTCCACGACTTTTTAGAAATCCAGGAAGTTCTAATGTAGCGATATGTTTTGTTCTTTTATTGAAACACCATGCCCAATTACCCATTCCAAGTCTTAATGTTCCATACACTAAGAAATAATTAGTTAAAAAGCTTTCTCCACTTTTCATTCTCAATATTCCTACTCTCTCCAATTCTTGTTTTTGATCCTTTGTAAGATCAGAAAAGTTCAATAGTTTTTGCATTTTCTTCAAAGATTAATCTAAAATCAATTACTTTTTCTACTCCTTTTGTAGCAGTAATTTGTTCATTAATTATAGATGTTAGAAAAAATTTTTTACTTGATGTAAGTTCGTCTGGATCTGGGTAAGTAATGACTAAATGCTTTTCATCGTTAACCAGATTTTTAATTATTTCATTAGGCCTTTCTTGAAAAGATAAAAATATTAAATTATCTAATTTATCTGAAATATTATGAATAACCATTTCAGTAAAATCTTTCCAAGTATTTCTGTGTGCCTGTATCATATCTCGTCTACCAGTAGATAATGTTGGTATAACATTCATAAGTAATACACCTTGAGAAGCTAAATGTTCAAGAGGATATTGCCATGAAGAATTTGGACTATACCACTCAATATCTAATTTTTCTCTCTCTGAGTCAATCTCTTGGAGAGTCTTGAAATATTCAGCAGCAGAATATGAATCTAATTCTATTTCTTCACTGCTTTTTAAATTTCTTGCTTCGTCTAATAATCTAGTAAGATACCTGTATTTTTTATTATACAAATCTGAACATACTCCGTGAAATTCACAGTATCTTATATGACTTATAAAATGATTTACTTCAGTAGGTAAAGCTAGTCCTCTTCTATAACTCATTCCTAAGCCATTATTTGCGTCTGATTGATCTATGTCTGGCATGTCAGTCAGTATTACCATCTTAAGATGCGGAGGCCCAAATAAATCAAATGGTGCAAATATATTATTGTATTCTGGAGTAACATTAGGATAAAGTTTTAATGCTTCAAATATCTTATACATCTCCTTAGAGGAAAGATAATTGTAAAAGAAGTCAAACCAATTTCTTAGTAATAACTTACCATAAACTCTATCCCAAAGCAACTCTTTTACTTTATTTTCTGCTTGTTTGTTCATCAAGCATTTGTTTTAATTTTTCTAACCCATTCTCTCTAACAAAATCAGAAGGATCTTTTGATTTGTCATCTATTACTTTTAATTTAATTACATCAGGAATTAATTTTAAAATCATCTCTGCGTAATTTTCTCCTGCTGAATCGTTATCGTATAATATATACTTTCTTTTATATCTCCCCATTATATCTAGTACTCGGTTGTTTGGACGAGCTCCTTCAGAATTTAAAGCAATAGCCTCGTATCCTAATAACCCTAGTACCATAATATCTTTCAAAGAAGAGGTTAAGATAATAGAGTCTGACTCATATCTTAATTGATCTTCTCCGTGAATATCATCTCTATTAGAATTTCCTATCCACTTGTTTTTCTTAAATCTAGTTAATGGACGATATATTTTTATATGATCTGACTTAGGAAAGTGATACCCAAAGATTGGATCTTCACCTAAATAAGTAGCATACAATTGTTTATCTATCCATACTTCTCGTATAGAGAATATATTAAATCTTTTTAACTCCTTTTCAGTAATTAAGAATTTGCTCCAGTACTGGAGGTCTTCTTTAGTATACTTTTGTATTTTTACCTGAATTAGCTTTTCCTTACGTTTTTTAGTTGTAGTATCTTTAACTTTAACAGGTTCTTGTGAATCTTTAAGATTCAAATTAAAGTCATTATTAAGCATTATTAATGCTTCTTTAAATGACATATTATATAATGAACAAACAAAATCAAAACAGTCTCCAGACTTTCCTGTAGAAAAATCATGAAACTTTAATTTTGAGTTTCCCTCAAAAAATACAAAAGAAGGATTCCTATCTTCTCTAAAAGGAGAGTTGTACTTCCTGCCTAGTACTATTTGTTGTCCAAAGTACTTTTCAAAAATAGAAAGGGGAGACACCCTTTCAAGTATCTCCCTCTTATCTAGATTCTTTTCTTCGTAATTCTTAGAATGGTAAATCATCATCCTCTGCATTGATAGTTCCGCTTCCTTTAGGAGCTTCATTTATTTTTGCTGGAGTACAACGATTTTCCAATTCCCACGCAGACATTTTAATTCTACACTCCTGTCCCTCAACTTGTTTTTGAATATAGTTAGGAAAAGTAGGAAATTGAGTAAATACACCATCTTTATCATAAATTACTTTAAGATAAACTGGTTGATTTTTAAAGTTTGTTTTCTCAATTCTTGCTTTCGCAATTGAACAAAATTCTCCAAATGAATTAGCATTGATCTCGGCATCTTTCTCAGATACAAAAGTTTTCAATATTTTCACTACATGAGATAACTTACTTTTAATCTCTCTTTCCAATGCTTGTTCAGGAGTTTCTCCATCAAATGGTTTTGGATTCGGATTAGGAAACCAAATTCTTTGATTCATAAAGGTATTATCCTCTTTTTTAACAAAAATAAATTCCATGTAATCTACATTAGCCTTTGTTTTTGCAATTTCAATTGATTCTAAGTTACAATTTGAGTGAATTCCAACTCCCATTTTGCTTCTTTTTGTAGAATCTTCTATAAGATCATTAACTGATTTAGTATTATAAATACTCATTTTTTAAAAATTTTTTAAAAATTATAAAATTATAAATTATCTAGGTCTGTTTCTGAGGAATTCCTCAAATCTATCTCTATTTGTAACTGCTTCTGTATTTAAAACTTCTCTAACTCCTGGATTTAATACTTCAACAGCATCAGGTTCATTCTCAGGTAAATCATCTATGATATCAGAAAAACTAGGAGGAATAGTAAAACTTGCTGCTACTTTTTCTTTTGAGTATCCTTTATCAATCATTTGATTAGGTGGTAACATAATCTTATGACCAAAAGTAAATGAAAGTCTATCTGATTTTACTACTGTAGGAGTTTTACTTACTTCCATAGATATTTCTTCTATTTCAGTATTTCTTATTACTCCTGATTCAAATAAAACTTCATCAATTACTTTTGAATACTCTGGATCCAAAAGAATAGCGCCAGTTTCTGTAATAGAAAATGGAATATCTGTTTCTTCTTCTGAAATAACTGCAAGTAAAAATAATCCTCTACTTTCAATTAATCTGAGTCTTGTGATTGCAATAGCTTCAGGATCAATACTAAGTAAATCCAATACATTTGGACTTAGGTAATATCTACCTTTCTTTTTGTTCAATTCTATCTTTCCTTTTACTCTCATACAGAATTCTACTGGAAAAGTATATCTATATAAAGAATTTGCTCCTCCTGTTGGTAATAGTACAGCATCTGCAGAATTTATTTTTACATCTGCTCCTAAAAACTTATGAGACATCTTTTCTTCCATAGAAAGATTACAGATATTACTATCAAATCCTACTACAGTACATAATAAAACTCTAGGATCTCGTATATCCTTAACTCTTAAAATTGTCCCTGCTGGTAATCCATTGTTAGTAGCTTTCTCCAATAATATTTGAATACTAGCTAAAATTCGATCTAACATTAATTATTGTTTTTAAAAATTTCATCTGGTTCTTTAGAGTGTTCAAACTCATCAATTCTCTTAATTACATAACCAAGATCATTAGGAATTTTTCTCTCAAAACATCCAAAAGGAGACCTTGCTGTCGTAGTTCCATCACTTTGAGTAATGAAATAATACTCAGGTTTCCCTTCATTAAACTCAATTTCAGTGTATAAAGTATATGTTAGTTTACCTTCTACATTTAAATTGGTTAATTTTGCTCCTCCACTTTTCATGCGATGTTTTACCACATGATTATCCTTCCACTCTTCTGTATGACCCAAGAACACTATGTACAAGTCTTCTCTTAATACTTCAGATTGAGTTAATTTGAATAACTCATAAATGTCTGCAGCATAGTCAATCCATTTATCATAAGCTTTTTTCTTAATCTCTGCCATCTCTTTATCACTCATAATAGAAGAAATAGTATCAATTAAGATTACTTTAACATGTGGTGCCTTATCACTAATTACTTGAATATATTTTGCAATATCCAAAGCATTAGAAGACACAATGTAATTTTTATTTTCAGCATTATACACCTCTCTCCAACCTTTAAACGGCATACTCTTTTTGTCAGAGTTGATGTAAACCGTAGATTTTGGATTTAAAGTTCCAGCTGAAAAAGTTTTACCTGAACCACAAGGACCCAGTACTAAGATACCTACTGCCATATAAGACAAATTTTTAAACAGTTACTAAATTTAATTTATAATCTTTAATCAACATCTCCACAATCTCCATATCACGGCCATCAATAGCCATTTTTACTTTGCGGAAATCAATAGGTTCATTGCTATTAAAGTGTTCTGCAGCTCTTTGAACAGAATCCCATACCCAAGCAATTAATTTAGGTTCGAATACCCAGAAATTTGATAATACACGATACTCACAGCCATAAGGCTTATAACGGAAAGAACCAGATTTGCCGTACAATTTTCTACGTTCTACGTCTTTATCTAGTACTAGGGAAGGGACACCAAGATACAAGTCCAGTAATTTAATGAATTTTCTCATCAATAATTTAGGCATATCTTTACCTCCCTCGATACCAATATGAACATGGCCTCCACAAGTACGGAAGTTAGTGGTTTTCGCAGAATCACTAATTTCATTTAATTTACCTGTGTAAGCATCAACATCAGGATCACATCCAAAGGTACGTGCTTGTTCAGTATCAAGATACTTAGGATCAAAGTAAGCTGAGGCAGCTTTACTCAAGGATAATTCATACTCTTTTGGAAATGCTTTTGGCAAGTACTCTATACTATTTGTAATATTATTTACAAACATTTCTTTGCTAGTACAAGGTGCAGTTGTAATTTCTACTGCAACGTTATCTTCTTGAATCGATAGTCCTTCTATTCCTGATTCTTTTAAAGGTTTTGGAACCTCTTTTGTTCCTCCAATAATTCCACAAGATGGGTAGAATATACCATCACGAGTAATAAAGAACTCAGGATCAGACCCTAAGCTTAAAATGTTGATTTTAAAATCTTTTTTTTCCATTAGATTTCTAGAAATTTCATGCTTCTGATTACCTCATCTAGTTTTCCTTCCTTATCTTTTTTGTTAAAGTAAAGTACTATTTGATCACCATATAGTACATTATCATTATCCAATGGTATTCCTTCAATGTGATCTTTCTTTATCTCTACCATTTTCTTCCACATAAAATCAGAAATATTAGCACTGAACATTTTGTTAAATTCCTCTCTGGTAATCTTTTTTGAGATTATAGGAACACTAACAATTTGTGTCCAAACTGCGTTAAGATTTTTACCTTGAACATAATCATTATGAAGGCTAGAATAAGATTTTATGCCACACAATTCTGTAACATTAGAATAAGATATTTCTTCTCCATCATCATCCTCTTCAAAGCTATCACAATCATTTTGTCTAAATATGTTGGGAACTACATAAAATCCATAGTATGGATCATATGCTTTACCTGCACCAAACATGTGTCCTGCCCAAAACAACTCAAGAGGCCTCAATTTTGGATACTTATTCGCCAATTCAACAGTCTTCATGTAAATTGAATTACTTAAAGGACTATAAAAATAACGAATAAATGAAAGTGTTCCTAATCCATGTTTAGGAGAGACTAAATCTCTAGTATCCCAACTAACAACAAAACAATCTGTAATGTTTTTAGTCCATGAAGGAAGATTTTTTAAGTTCTTTTCTTTATAGAAGTTTGTGGGAGTAAATACTCCTAAAAACTCTGTTCTAATTCCAATAGTTTTTCCAAATTGTATCCAAGCTTTTAAATCTTCTTGAATTTTACTTACTTCTTCTTTTGTTGGATTATCATTTTTCTTTCCCCAAAAGTCAGTTGGGATAAACATGAAAGCAATGTCCTCAGCTATAATATTAGAAGAGGAATAAGTACTATCCTGACTACATCCAGCCTCTCTTCTCGTTCTGGAATGTCCAGAATACACATTGTTTCTAAATTGAATGATATCAAAATTCCCATTGTTGGAATTTATCATCTTATCATTAATACTTTTGTATTCTTTCGATATTGGTTTAATCTTAGTTTGATTCATCAATAGACGAATTTTTAAAGTTATCCAACATCATAAGTACTTTTGGTATACCAGTTCTTTGTTTTAATAAATGAAAATATATCATTGCCTGAGTCTTATCCTTAGGATTCCATACAGGAAATCCCTTTGGATAATCTGGTAATGGCTTTCCATAATTAACCAAACCTAATAAGGCTGGTTTATGAATAACCAAAACATAATCAGAACACATAAATATATCACTTGATCCAAACAAATCATTTCGTGTAGGGAAATGTAAATCAGAATTTAAGATTCTCTCAGGAGTTTCTATATTTCTGTTTAACTGAGACAACAATATTATAAGAATGGGAATACCCATTTTTATAAACTGCTTCTTTAAATCTACCATCGTACGATATAATATTGCAACTATATTCCTCTCGTCTTGTCCTGTCTTACCTTTTGTAAGAAGAACGTGATCAATTGTTATAATTAATCCCCTTTTTCTTTTTTGAATTTCTTGTTTGTCTACAAAAGATAAAATTGTATTAACAATTTGTTCTATTGTACCTGTGTTCTCTACATTGTAAATAGGATATTTACGCATGGAATTAGCCGCTATTTCAGCAAATTTTAGATGTTTCTCCGAAATTTGTTCTTTTGATGAGAGTAAATCGGATACTGACATCTTAGTTTTACCAGAAATATTCCGTAAAACTTGCTCTGAACTTGGCATTTCAAACTCAAAAGATAGTATATCAAACTCTTGTTCAGGGTTTAAATCTATTAACTCTCGTTTAAGCTGCTCACAATACGTTGATTTACCAGAACCTGACATAGCTGCAATAGTAAATATTCTATTCCATTCAATCCCGTTTAAGAGACTATTGTTAACCTTTTTAGATCCAGTTAATAAACTCTTAATCTCTCCCTCTCGCCTACCTTTTATATAGGCGAGAGCTGAGTTAATCGCAGAATTTATATGACTATATTCTAAAGTATTATTCGAAGACTGTTCTGTCATCATCTAAATTATTAGATTCATTCTTTAATTCACTAATATATCCCTCATAAATACCTTTACTTAACCATGAAGTAATTGCTTGCATATACTTAAACTGATTTTCCAATATAGACGAATCTTGTTTGGCTTTTATATCAGCTAATAACGCTTGCTTGAGATCATAGTAAGTAATTTCTCCTCTTTCAAGAATTTCCTTAAATAATTTAAAAGACTTAATCTTGTTTACTCGTAGAGAACGAGTTCTTTCCCAATGTCTAAATTTATCAGATGCTGGGTATAAATTCCAAAATTCAGTAAACCACTTGTACCACTCCTCAAGTTTCTCTTGTGAGTTCAAAGGTTTCTTAACTGTTTTTGGTAAAAGCTTTTGATTTAGGAGTTTTAATCCTAATTCTGTAATTTTATAATCTGAGGTTATAAACCCTCTTCTAATTAAGAACTGAAAAGTAACAGTTCTATCTTCTTTTAAATCCCTATACCATTGTTCTTTATCATTATCTAAACAAAAAAGAACAAAATATTGTGTTAGGGAAACATTATTCTTTTTTAAAGAATCTATAATTGATTCGTTAATCTCCATATAATTTCATACAGTTTTAAGTACGCAAAATTATAACTATATTCCTTCACTTCTCCTCCTTCAACTAAAGTATTAGTTTTCTTATCATACACTTGTACAAAGATTTCCTTTTCTTTGGTGCTTATTATATTACCCTCGTACTCATCTGTTTCATATATTGTTTTAATATTACCAAACAGATCAGGTATGGTCGCAATTTTAGAAATCTTCATGCATGTATGAGATTACTTTTTCCAATCCTTCACAGTATAAATTAATGTATGATTCAGATTGTTTTGCAAATAGTGCTCCTTCTTTTCTAGCTATTTCATATAATTCTAAAACCCAAGTATCATTTTCAAAAGATTTTCTATAAAAGAACAACAAATATCTTCTGGATACTAAGAAACTTTTAGACATCCAAATATCATTGATTTCTTCTACATTCATATGTATCATTTTCTTCTTGCAATGATAATACTTTTAAATAAGCGTAAAGAAACGCCTCATTTCTAGAATCGTATAAAACTTCATGCTCTTTACAATCATACGTATAATGTAGGTCAGAATAATAAATTGTATAGGTCCAACCAAATAGACCAACTTCACTAGTTTCTCCAAAGATTAAGTTTATTTCGCAGTTATAATTAATCCCATTTTCACCTTTAGTTAGTCTTATCATTTTTAATTAGCTCTTTCTAGGTTGTAATCCCATAGCTTTTAACTGTGCCTCTACCTTTTTCATTTCTTCCTCTACTTTCCCCATGATTGTAATCCTTTTATTTAAATCCTCTTCTTGAGCTTTATTTTTGTATAAAGTTCTTATAGCTGACATAGAACTTGAAAGCACTGGACCAATTTCTTTCTCAAATTTCTGTTGGTTTGCTGATTTAATAGCTTTCGCAATTTTTTCCTTATCTAATCCTCTGTTATTAAATAATACTCCATAGAATTCATCTACATCAGTAATATCATAGATAGCCTTTCCAGAAGAGCTTTTTGGAACATCTTTTCCTGGTTGTGCAGGATTAGAAGCTGGATTGTTAGTAGAGTTATTAGAGTTATTACTGTTAGTGTTATTACTTCCAGAAGGTACTGTACCATCCTTTTTAAGTTTATTTAAATCAGCTTCATTCTTTTTAAGAATATTTGCTTTTTCTTGATTTACCCTTGCTTCCTCTAATAATTTTTCACGAGTTTCTAACTGTGCTTTTTCCATCTTATTGTAGCTTTCAGCATCCTTAAGCATCTGTAAATCTCTTGAATTATCAGGCTTATAAGAATCCAAATCTACTTGTGCATTGGTAAATACACCTAACAAGATATCTAAGAAAAAACATGATCCTGTAACAACTACACAAAAAGCAATACTTACATCCTCCATACCCTTCATACTTAATGACTTAAGCACTTCAGGATTTTGGAATGCAATAGTACAGAAAAATAAAGTAAGTCCATGTGTAAGAATAGAAGTAGAAATACATAATATCCAAATGGCTAAATGTTTATTTCTTCCTCCTTCTAAATTAGATAAGTAATCTTTTTGAAAATTACCTAGTAATATTGGACTTGCTTTTACTGTTGCTATTTCTTTTCTCAGTTGTCTCCACCATACAAAATTTGGTGCAAACATAATACCAGCACCTAAAGCGATACCAGTATATAATAGAGCCTTATAATAACTCCCCTCAATTCTAGGAATAACTTGTGATACAAGAGAAGCCTCTTGAAAACAAGCTAAAATATTGAAACATAAAAGCATCAATGGCACAAAACCTAAGAAACCTGCTTCAACAAACATTGATAGAGTATTACCGAACTTGAATATGTCCGTACTCTTGTTACTTTTTAATGTTGACATAATAGTATATTTTTAATGATCCTTATTTAATTAGGTTTTCCTTTCTTAAATATTTCTCTTGCTTTATCTAAGTTTCTTTCTTCTATTATCTCTATAAATTGACTTTCTAAAATAAATTCAGAATTCCTGTATAAAAAATAAGACTCTTCTTCTAGCTTAAGAGCTATTATTTTATTAAAGAGTTCAACTTCTTTTTGACTTAACTCTTCTAAAGAAGCTAGATAAAGTTGGTCAAATTCTTCTTCTAAGTCTTCTAAATAGAAATTATTAGCAGTTAATATACCTTCTTCTATTAATCTTAGTACTTTTTCATTTTCTATTTCAACAAACATATTATTTTAATGATCCCAAACAGTACAAGGTCCACCTGACACTTCCATAGGAATTCTTTTGCAGAATACTTTCCCTGCTTTAAGCATACAATCGGTTAAGACTTTGTCTATTCTTTCAACTTCCTCGTCTTTTGCCATCACAACTATCTCATCATGTAGTACTAATATTATTTCTACCTTATCAAACAAATTATGTTCTAACAGATATTGATAAAATAGAACTAATGCAATTTTAGTCATACTAGCTGACAATCCTTGAATACGATAATTTTGGCTTATTCTTTCCATAATCCCTTTTAAGGTATAGAAATCAGACCAAATACTTCTATCAAGTTTAGCTTCTTTATTTATTCTTTGAATCTTCTTAAACTCTTCTATTTGCTTATTTAACTTAACAAATCTATCATATAATGGAAAATAACTTCTTCTCCTAGTTACAGGATCAATAATTATAAAACCATTATCTTTAATAAATTTATGTCCATTTTTAAAGTAAGCTTCCAACATAGGAAAAGATTCATAGTAATTGTCTATAATCTTTTGTGCCTCTTCTTCTGACACTTTTAACCCTTTAGCAATTTTATATGCTCCAGCACCATAAGATATGGCAAAATTAAGGGTTTTAGCATTTTGTCTAAGTCCAGTATTAGTTTTCTTATCTACATGTACATATTCTCCTCTAATACTTGAATAAACTTTTGATGCAGTTAATGAGTGAAGATCCCCAGTACCATTAACGAATTCGTTAATCATAGAAGATTCATTACTCAACTCCGCCAATACTCTACTTTCTTGACCACTATAATCCTTAACAACTAGTTTATATCCTTCAGGTGCTTCAAAACAAGTTCTATGTGCTTGATAAGTAGGATGAAAATCCTTATCCTTATATGAAGGAATCTGTTGCACATTAGGTTTTGAACTTGAAGATCTACCAGTATTTAAGATTTGCCAAAATGAACTGTGTACCCTTCCTGTTACAGAATTAATATTATCTTTTAACCATTTATTACCAAAAGCTTTACTTGCTTTAGCATATTTTTGGTATTCTAAGAATATTGGAATTATTGGAAATTGTTTTGCATATTGCTCAAGTTCTGGACCACCAATGGTATCCTTATAAAATTCCATTTCAATTCCATACTCTTCTTCTGCTTTCTTTGTTTTTTCTTTATCAATAATCTTAGTAGGGATACCAAGTTCACTAAAAACCTTAGCAACTTCTTTTGGAGAAGTCCACTTAATTGTACATTTAGGTACTTGATTGAATAGATTTTGTGGTATATAATACTTAGAAAATTTGTTATCAATAATATATTGATCTAATTGCTTAATTTTTTCTTGTGCAAATCTTTCATTAGCATCAGCAATTTCTTTCCATCTCTCTGTATTAACTGGCATACCAGTAAACTCCATCTCTCCCATTACTTTAACAACATTATTTTCTAGTCTTACAGCTACTAGAAGACCGTCTTTTTCAATAAGGTCTTGTTGAATGTCATTAATTAATTGAGGGTATATAACATCCCCTGCACCATATTTGATATGACGCTCCTCAAACTTTTCTTTACCAATTCTAGTAAACTCTAGACGAACTTCTTTTGGGAGTTCTATATCTAGATATTTCTTAGTTAAGTTAGCCAAAGAGAATCCAGAATGTTTAAGACCACAAGTAAGTACCATCTCTTGTATCATTACATCTACAAGATTTTGGATACGAACTCCGTAAGTACCTAAAAACATTTTATATTCAAATTTTAGGTTAGCCCCTATTTTTTCAGTACTAGGGTCGGTTATAAGATGTAGTATAGGAGTGATATCAAAATCTCTTACATCTATAATGTACTGTACATCTTTATTACCTACTTGAACCATTATAATCCTATCTTTATGAGGACATAGCCCAGTAGTCTCTGTATCTAAACAGAACTCTTTAGAATTCTTTAAAAATTCCTTAACCTCATCTAATGAAGCACTTGGTATATTAGGTATTTTATAACTACCTACAAATTTATAATTTAATTCCATGATCTTCACACATATCCTTGTACACTTGTAATTTATTATCTACTAAGTTATCAATAGTATTTTCAGTAGCTTTTTCTACATGCCACCTCATTTCTTCGAAAACTTCTTGTAGTAAATACTCTCGGTAATATTCTGTAAAATAAACCATAGCTTCTACAATTAAATTCTCTATTCCTGGACCAAAATCTGTTGCAGGATCAAAATCAATTTTATTACTTATATAATCTCTAAGATACTTTTTAGCAATTGCATGTGAATGCACGTTAACTTTACCCATATTTAAAATTCTGTTTGACTTGTATAAAAATCAATGTTTATCTTTCTTATAAAGTTCTTTATTATAAATCTCCTCCCACTCTTCCTGATCCTTGCTCCACTTCGCCGTTAACTGAGGAAATATTCTTCTTAGCCACCCGCTTTTTAATATATGGAAGTATTTTCTTTTCGACTTCGATTTCTTTAACTTCTTTCCCATTTTTCAACTCTAATTGATATTTACTAAATAGTTCTTCCTTAATATCCTGTTCTTTAGCTAAATATGCTAAATGTCTTAGACAGGCTACAATTCTATCATTTCTATAGAATGGATCTAATTCAGTACCTACGATTTGATTAGCAATACAATTAGGTAATAAATTATATAAAATTTGCCCTTTTCTTAAATGTGAATTTCTTGGATCAGTTCTTATTTTCCTCCATTCTTTTTTAATTTCGTTTAATTGCTTTGTATTCATTACCAATCAATTTCAAAACCTATTACTCTGTTCTCTACTGCGTAATCAAAAATCTTATCAATGATTTCATTAAGAGTTTTTTTGATTACAAAATCTTTATACCTTTTTCCTCTTGCAATTACAACTGTGTGTAAAAAGTTTTCACCTTTGTTAAATTCATTGTATTTAAATCTTTGAATAACATCTAAGAAAGAATATCTTTCGTGACGATTACCGTCAATACCGTTAATTAAATCATCTGTTATTATAACATGTTTATTCCAATTATACGGTGGAGGTCCGCTATTTTCTATTAGATTATACAGCTCTTGTTCCCAATCTTGAGCTACTCCAGTTAAAGTATCTTCATAATCGAATAGAGTATTCTCTTCTAATAGCTTTAGCTTTTGTACTTTACTAGTACTAGGGTCATTAAGAATAACTTCTATCCACTCTTCCTTTAAGGAATCAATTAATTCTTTGTAATTTTTGGTCATTATACCATTTTATAAATTGTAACACAGCCTTATAAACTGCTTCTAACGTTGTATCTTCTATTGCTCCTGCAACCATTTCAGTTGTTTCGGTATCGTTAATATAACAATGATTTTTTCTAATAACTAAATCATACCTATCTATTTTATAGATTTTATCTACAACTAACATAAGTAGGTTCCAATTCTCAAAGAATCTTAGATGTCCTAAAGGTACATTACCATAAGGACCTGTACGATACATATTAATACTTCTATCACTAGAGCGTAATATGTATGATTCTAACTCTAAAAAATTTACAATTAATAGAGACTCCTCTGTTTGTTCTTTTGTCATCCTTTAAAATATTTATAAATTCCCCAAATACAAAACCCACAGTATATAGCAAACATAAGTGCCATATCATAAAATTCCCGACTGATATTTAATGACATCCAGAATGTATTAGTTCCTAGCCATATCCAATAACTACAATGTTTTATGTAAGGATCTTTATCCATATTGAAGTAATACCCTAAAACTGTGAGTACTACTATTATTGGTACAACATTATCCATTTATACCCAAGCCCTCCCATTATGTGATAATACAATTACCTGACCTATACATCCTGATACTAGGTAAGTTAAAGTTAACCAACCATTTCCTTCTACTATTGATTTAATACCCAATGAAATAGACATTAACCAAGTGCTTGACAGAGCTAAATTAGAGATAACATTTTTTAGTATAGTCCCTGTCATTGTGTGTTGAATATTTAAAGTTCTAAATATAACAAATAAAACTTGTGATATTAGAACTGTTATATGTTCAATCATATTAATAGTGTGGTAAATAAACCTGTTCTTCTGTAGAAAGATTTGTTGCTATTACATACGTACCATATTCATATCCATCGAAACGATATACAATATCTTTATATAATATCAAATCTCCTTCTTTAATTTTATGCTCATCCTCAGGAAATTCTTTAATTTCAACTTCCTGATTATGTATAGTTATTATTCTCATTTTACCAAAATATTGTCTCTTCTTTTGTAACAAGATTTGATCCTACGGGAACAACTCCCATTTTACCTTTATCTTTATACCCTTCAAATTGATAGAGTTCTTCATCCTCTTCAAAGATAACTAAATCACCTACTTCAAGTGTATCCTTATCTGTAGGATACTCTTTTACTTCTACGATATTATTAAAATACCATATTTTTCTCATTATTCTACTATTAGAGTATCACCTATTCTATAACGTAAATCGCAATCAATAAGATATAAATAACCATAACCATAACATGATTCGATTAATACTTGATGGCAATTTTTATTGCCGTCTAATACATCTATATTAGTCACAACTAATTTACCTTTACTCGGAAAAATTTCATATTTTGTAAGATTAAAAATAATAAAAAATATGAAAAGAACTACAGATAGGAATAAAAACAAATAATATTTAGTGTCATACATCTTTAAATCTTCCAATTTTCGTATCTTAATTGATACGTTAAGTCTTCCTCATCTTTCAATTGTATCTTTTGAGAGAATTGTTCTCCGTTAAGATACATAATCTCTTTTGTCTGTGGAATCCACACCATTTTGTGCCATTTATCATCAATTAAAGCCACAATAAGCGATCTTGAGTTGGGCAGTGGATGTTGGAGTCGATTTCTTATGTTAACTGCGTTATAACCCATTTAAAAGCATTCTATACCATTAATAGTAATAAAAGAATCTACTAAGAAGCTAGGCAAGCTTTTGTCTCTGTGCTGTACAATTGAGTACCAACCAGAAGGAACATTACCAATACGATAAGGATAGGCTATCTCCTTAACTATTTCTGAATCAATAGTAAGTTTATACCCAGTACCTTTTTCTGTTAGTTCCTTTATCTTTAATCTTGCTCTACGAGGCGCCCATACCTCTTGTTTGTTTGAGGGCATTTCTTTACGAATAAAGGTTTGCTCGGTGTTAGGTTCATCAACAAATTCGATAAACTGAGCCTTTCCAAGCAAACCTATTTCATTCATAATATCTTCATATAAGGGTATGAGAGACCCTTGTACTGGAAGATTACTTGATTTAAAAGTCAATTTTCATTAGTTCAAATTTAACTAATCTACTCTTTTCTTTACTTCTGGATATGCGGGCAACTAATTGTCCATTATCTATCCAATATCCATCAATACTTTCAGAAGCTATCATTGCTTCAGATCCTTTAAGTTGGTTCTTTACAAGAGTTTCTAAAAGATCTTCAAAATCTGTATATTTTCTATGTTCGCTTAATTCTTCACTCATCTTCAAAAATATCTAAATTCTCTCTTATAAAGTCTACATCAAGTACTCCTGATGTTTCTCCCCATCTTACTATTTCTGATCTTTGATCATCTCCGAACATTCTTCTAAGAAATTCAAATTCTTCTTGACTAATATTAGGTCTTTGATCTAGAATATCTCCAAGATACTCTTCTTTATTTTTGTACTCTATATCTTGATTAGTGCCTATTCCTATTGTTAAAGGAAATTCGACATCTTTCAAAAGTACGTTAATCTCTTCTACAGTTCTTTCAAAGACACCATCAGTCATTGCAATGAATCCATATGTATCCATTTCATCTGCCCAATTCCCTTGTATTTGGATTAATCTTGGCATTTTTAGTTTTTATCTACTGTAACATCTTTGCCACAGTTAGGACAAACAATGTAGTAAGTTAAAGTATTATGTTCTGCTCCTTTACGAGATAATGTAAGTACAAGTTTAGGTTCATCTTCTCTATAACCTATAACTGCACCACAATACTCATGTTTTACTTCTTTTTCTTTACTTGTATCAATGCTTATTAATCTTGGCATAAATTAGAGTCAAATTTAAAAGGTAAATCTTTATTATAGCGTACTATTAACTTTTCCGTTCTTATTTCTGAACTAAAAGGCAAAATAGAAGAAAAATCAAATTCCTTTTCAACTAATATTACCAATTCAATACCGAATATGGTACTCGGTTTATCTTTAATTAACTCTTTAAGAGTCTCAAATAATTCTGGATAATTATCCTTTGTAATAGTCATAACTATAAAAATTTTTTATTTTTTATACCCGATATAAGCTAAAAATGCATCGGAAGGTTTAACCTTATGCTTTAAAACATAATGTTCCGCAAAATCACCAGGCCATCTAAATTCATCAGAAAAATACTCCTCACAACCTAAGAAAGATCTATCTATTCTTGAATGAGATAATCCTCTATATACTAGCCTAGTTACACTTTCATCTTCTTCCTTTAGTTTTATAAGTCTATAAATCTCTTTAGCTTCTTCTTCAGTAATCTGATTTGGAATAGGCATAGGAAATTGTGTTTGATACTTAGACCACCAAAAACCTTCCTTTGGAATATTTTCCTGTCTTTCTCTTTCCTTAATTAATTTTTCTTCTATTTCTTTAAAATCCATAGATTAAATATTTTTAAGTCTATAAAACTCATGTCTACCAGTCCAAGCAATATTTTTTCTATCAAATATACCTCTAGGATTGTTTAAATTCCAAGAGATAGGATGAGATTCAAAAGCTTGAACATCGTGTGTAATAGCCTCATCTATGTGTGCTGGAATAGATCCAAAGAAGACATCTAAAGCTCTTTGTACAAGCTCTACGTCCATTGGATTATCCCAAGAAAAAGTAAAACCTGGAACACGCTGTCCTGAGAGAACACGTGATATTGTTTGAGAATTATTAATTCTCCTATTATAAAAGTATTCAGAGAATGTTACGCCTTCTTGGAGCATACGATTTTTCATAACTTTCATAACGGCCCAATTATCATCATCTAAGTTTCCTGATTGAGTTTTTACATACTTAATAAATAACTCTAAATCTTGACGAGATTTAAATAAATCCGAAGCTGCTACATACATAGTATCTTTCGGAATAACAATGGTATCAGGTTTAAATACCATTACTGGACAATCATTTACAAAATTAATTTGTGGTTGGTAAATGTATTTACCTGCAGAAAATGATAATAAACAAATTAAAATTGACCATAGTACATTTTTCATATAAGATTATTAAAAATTATTAATTCTTTAACGAAGTATCTTCAACTACTTGAAGCCAAGTTTCCTCAACTATAGAATTGAATTTATCTTTGTTAAAGTTTCCCTTCTTCTCAAAAGAATATTTTCTAGCATTATAATAGGCTATCAAATTTGGATTTGAGATAATTTCGTAAAAATACGAAAAAGAAGGCTCTTTTTCCAATATGGAAATTAGGGTAGTTTTTTCAGCGTACTGAATTAATTGTTGTAATATCAAAATCCAATTACGAATCTTATTGAAATTTGTGGAAGATTGATGCTTTCTAAACTCAATTGTAACACGATCTATTTTGGTTCTTACTGACCAATACTTTTTGGTTTCAACCTTTATTGCATTATCAAAAGAAAGATTTTTAATTGTATTACAGTTAACATTATTAAGCCTACTACTAGCTAAAATCAAGTCAAGAAATGGTTCAAATAATCTGTATGTTGTATAAACTTTTTTAAGCATTTCTTTATCCATTCCCTCAGTACCAAAATGAATATGTAATCCACAAGTTTTATTTGTTTTAAACATGTTGTGTTTACCGTCCATTACTTCACCATCTCTAATAAGCTCTAATATCTTTTCCAAGGAGTCTAAGGATCTAAGGGGAGGAGATACAATCTCCATCCCTTTTTCACCATTTTGACCTTTAAACCCTTTAACTGTACCATCAGTTGTTAAAGTCCAATTATTAACTCCTGTCAATGATTGTTCTTGCCAACTTCTAAATGAAATATCTACTCCATTTTGCTTTAAAGTATTTAAAAGAGAACTATACCCTAAAGTTGAATAACCCTCTAATTCTACTCCTACAGAGTATTTTAGTTTAGGATACCCAGATTTATTTACTTCTTCTTTTAAAGCTTTTGCAGAAATGTTTAATTGATTAGATATTTGTTCAAGGGTTAATCCTTTGAAAAGAAGGTTTTTAATCTTCTCTTTCATACCTGTAATGTTGTAGCTATATTTTTTGTTTTTGGTGGATCGTTGGTAACGACCTTTACTTTTACTCCATTGTCATCATCTTCTAATAACCAATTAATGATTACATGAGAAACCTCACATCCTCTTGTAAAAGAAGATAATGAAATCCACATGCTTTCAGGATGCCACTGTACTCCCGCAATCTTTTTAGATGAATGCATAAACGCCTCGATGTGGCTAATTCTCTTGTTAATGTCTGTAAACTTTCTGTCATAAAAACGTTTTAATAGTCCTGGAGAACTACTAGGACTAGATGATGCTTCCCAAAGATTATTTATATTATCCTGAGTTTTTAGATAACTATCATCCATAACCCCTAACGCAATTGGAATTAAACATTCTGCAAGTTGAAAGGGTCTTATGAATTGATGATGTCTAGAATTAACCTCAGTACTAAATGGTCTTTTGATCTTTAGGAATTTAGAATCATTAACAGTATAAAGTCCCAATTGTTCGTTGTACACCGCAATTGGATGCAAACCAGCAAGAGAATGATTAGGACCATCAGGCGTTAAACCTCCCCCAAGACAAACATTAAGAGCCTGAGCCCCTAAACATATGCCAAAAATGGGAACACCAGCGTCAATCCATTTATTAAGAAAGTGTTTATAAAATTGACTATACATTGGATTTGATGGGCCATTACCAACAACCAAATCTTTACCATCACTAGTAAAAGATGTATCCAAATCAGCCCCTCCTTGTAAGACCAAAAGATCTATTTTAGCGTAATCAGAGGGTAATGTGTTTGGCATAATACATACTACTTTTCCATATTGAGAAAACAATTTTGCATATTGCTCTTCAATACCAATCGTTATGCCTTTATAGCCTTCCGCATTATTTGACTGAGTGGCTAATATGCCAATGATTTTTTGACTCATAAAACTCTATTTTATTGTATTATTTCTAATTGTTCTTTTCTTTCTTCCCTTATTTTCTGAGCTTTAACTAACTCTCCAAAGACATAATTAAAGTCTTTATCTTCTAGGTTCTTAAAGACTACATTTAAGTGCAACCCTTTATCTCTAGCCAGTTCTACTGCTCTGTGGATGAGATTAATCAACATTCTGTTATTCATTTGACTCAACATACGTTGAAAATTCATCTCACTTTTTGCAGTATTGATAATCATTAATCCTTTTTGAGTAGGATTGATGAATTCATCTTCTGTAACCACTAGCAATTTTCTTTGTACTAGTGATTTTAAATTTTCTTGCATATTATCTGGAATATCAGATAACTCTGCTCCAGCTTTGTCGCAAATTATTGCGAGTAGGCTTAATTCTCGTACAGTCATAATAAAAATAATTTTATTGTTTTTTAGATTCCTTTTTCTCTTCAAACCATTCTTCTACGTTCATCTCAACAAACAATTTTTTATTAGACGCAAATGCAATACTTACTGCTTCTGCAGACAGTAAAGTTGTTTTAATACCCTCGACCTTAATAATAAGGTCTAGGTGAACGCTTTCTTGATCTAAGTAAACTCCATAAATAGTAACCATAGAGTTTTTCATCTCAGATATATAACTACCTAATAATAAAACTCCACCACTATTTATTCTAATTTCTTCTATACTATTAAAGACATATCCTTGATCGAATATCTTTAGTATTACTTTTTCCACAGAACCTAATTCAAATTTCTTTGGATAAGTTCTTATACAACTCAACTTTCCTGTATACCAATAAAATAAATTAGATACAGAGGTAAAGTAAACTCCATTTATCTTATCTAAATAAGAAAAAGGTATTACAGGAATATCTGTAGCTACCTTTTCCTTGTTATTTTCAAAATAGTTTATTCCCCCTAAGAGGAATAATCTAATCAACCGAAGTATCTCCCGAATTTTCTGCATTTTTTTCAATGAAATCGTTATCCACAAGGATTAGATTAGGCTTATTATCTTCTAAAGCCGATCTAATTTTTGCTGCAATTGCAGCAGGATCTTTTAAACTATCTATTTCGTATTTTACCAAGCTATTTCCGTAAAATTCTATAGAATTTTCTCTTGTGATAAAATGTTTGATTCTGCACATTCTCAAAGGAAAATCTTTTCTTGGGATGTGTACCAAAAGATTAGTTCTTTCGTTCTCTAGGTTGTCTATAATAGTCTTGTTACCTAATACTGTAACTTCTACTTTCTTCTTTTTCATAGTAAGAATTTTTTTTAAAATGATTTAATAAATTATGCAGATTTAGTTAAGAATCTGCTTTCAATGTAATATAGATTACCATTAAACATTTGTACCATAATATTTCCATCTTTTTTGATGTCATATACAGTTCCAGAATATTCGCTAGTTTTAAAAACAGTCCCGTCTTTTATTATATTGTTTATAGTAGGAATAGGTTCTGCTAATTTCACAAAATCTCTTCTTAATTGAAGAGTTGGAAATTTTGCTTTTATCCCACTATAAACCCATACTCCTTCTTTTATATCTAACTTTCTATGGTATTCGATACCATTTTCAACAATGATTACCCCATCATTCTCTTGAAATTTTCCATACTCAAACCCGAATAAATTAGCACTTACAGAAATAATAGTTGTTAACTTTATGTTTTCTTGTATTGCTTTTATAGGTAAGGCATATGGAAGTAGATGGAGCAAATGCTTTTTTGGATTGTAATTAGAAATAATGACCTCAGGAACAATCCATTCCACGAGGTCATTTATTTCGAAAGACATTTGTATTACGACAATGTTACTTTAAACAAGTTTCTTGCCTTGTCAAAAGCAACAATGTTAAGCTCGTCAATAGCCTCAGCTGCAAGCTCTTCCGCCGATTTGAAATCTTCGTCAAAACTATATGGATTCAATTTTTTATTGATATGACTGATAACTAGCATTGGCGTTTGATATGACACTTTTTGGCCTTCAACCTCTTCAGAGTCCATTTCCTCTATTATTTTCGCGGCTGAATTAGCTACATTATTGGCATCAATTTCGGCTTGACGAACAGCTTCCAAAGTTTCTCTATACGTATAAACAATTTCGTCTTCATATGAATGTAATTTGAACTTATCAATTTTCTTTTTGATAAGCTCTTCCTGTACTTTCGTAAATTGACGATTTTCTGGAAAAACAGCTTTGAATATCTCGTTGTATTGTCCCTCCTCAGTACCTTCAGCATAGATGAGTAAACCCACAGTATTTCTATCTCTGTCTTTACTGATAGAAATTTTGGACTTAGTATCAGCTTTTTCAATAGGTACACACTCAGCGTAGTTCCTATCATCCGATTCGTAATACTCTACGTGCCAGTATTCTCCAGGAACCATATTCTTTAGATTTTCGCAATTTTGGTTTACAATAAGTCTTAGTGACTTTCTTTTTCCTTCTTTATTTTCAAGTACTCGAAATGCAGTCATAGAGTCTATTCCTCTGCGTTCATTGTGCTGCAAGTTAAATTGAAACACACCGTACTTCTTTGTAAACTCTTTTTTAGCTTTTGGTTGAGATTTAATGTTGTTCTCCATAATTTTAATGAGATTTTATTACAAACCATGTTTCTGTTCTCTGAAATAAGTATGGAGATTCTGGCAAAATTAATGCAGAGTCACCATTCTTTTTTCTTTTCTCTTCTATAATTTCTGATAACAAGTCGTTACCAAGAAAATAGTCTAATCTTACTGAATGTGTATATGGGGTATTAAGATTTACATCTTCTGGTGACTTAAACTGGTTTAGATAATATATACCCTCATAGTTTAACTCATCTATGTCTCTTGTACTAGTTTTTTTGAAATCTCTAAAATGGTCTGGTCTAATCCAAAGTCCATCCCAATTGATTGCAAATAATATAATATAAGAATCAGTAAGTTCTCCCATAACACACCAAAAGTAAACTGGACGTACAATATCTGCATCAATCAGAATATTATAATCTTTGTTAACTTTTGTTACTAAATTAAATAGTGCGTTTTCTTTTCTTTTACAAAAAGGCACTACTAACTTCTTTTTTTCTAGATCTACTATTTCAATTATCTTTCCATCGTAAGATATTGATGGTGTGTATTTTATTCCAAATATTTTTCCACTAGATGGAAATTGATACATAGAATAATTAAAGTTTGTTACATGATCTAGATTTATTGTATTATCTAAGCAGTCCTTAGCCGCCTGTAAATCGCGGTAAGTTCTGCTTAGAAAATTAACTTTTTTTGACACCTAAATTACGTGGTCCACAGATTTGTCTGTTCCCATTCTTACCTGCCGATAGGAGCAAGGATCTAGGATAACCATATGGCGAACCGATTTAGATTCAAAAGAATGAAACGTAATATATTTAGTGGAATCAGTAGTAGTATTGACTTGCATCACTTGTGTTCGATAACACAGATCACACAATCCATTACCAGGCTCTGTTTCCATACAAATTTCGTATTCGTAGCCAGCATGACATCTATAAACACCATCTGCTAAATGTTCACTTTCTTGCGGAGGACTTTGATAATCTTGATTTTGTGTTGTGGCAACTGGACCATCATAAGTCATAATATCAGTACAAGATAAAAGCGAAAAAAGAATGGAGAAGAGGAACATCACTCCTACTCCATAAGAAATAAATTTTCTCATGTTTTTAAATTTTTAAATAATAATTAATAAAGTTTTTCAAAAAGTTAAATGGGTTCAGGGTCTAGTGCTACGAATAGCTATTAGCCCTCGAAATGCTCTTGCAAAGCGCGTTTAGTTTTGCGACCACGCTCTAATTTTTTGTTCACTATTTTTTTATATTTTTGTTGGCGCTTTTTGATTTGACGTTTTTCAGTTTTTTCAACGTTATCTTCCGCCAATTTTGCTTCAACAGCAGCGGCTTCTTGCTCTTCAGCCAAACGTTTTACAGTTGCTTCAAATTGTTTACGGGAATTGGTACCAACCAAACCAGCCAATGCATCGACTAACTCGTCTTTGCCAATTGTTTTACGATTTTTTGATTTTAAGATTAGTGCAGCCAATTTTTTAGTTGGGCTATTCACCGCTTTTTTATTAGAATTTTTCATTTGTAATAAAAAGTTTTACTCTCCTATCATCCTATTACGAGCAAAAGGAACTGAAAATTCCTCATCTTTAACAGGATATAAGAAAGTTGATAATCTGGTCTCTAATTTTTTCCTATTCTGTTTAGCCTTATCTAAATTCTGATACAATTCTCTTTTGTAATCAGACATACCAGGCTCCCATTCTTTGAAATCTACTAAGCGTATTGCTTTTGCAGCATTCATTTCTTTACCTATTTCTACACATAACTCACAACCACAAGATCTTGAGAATTTGTGATCCTTTACCTTATACCTAAGAATCTCTTTCTTAAGATCCTCTAGGTATGGGTTATGCTTTAAGGAGGCGAGTTTATTGGCAGCATTTTTTATTTCAACTATAGTCATTATTGTTTATCGCCAGAATTGACAAGTTTTTTCAAAGTCTCCCAAATAGCAACATCTTTCTTGTAGAAAGCTTCTTCTTGTTCGGCAGTGGCATTTTCAACAAGTTCATGGTTCCAACAAGCCTCCATAGCATTGTTCAATTCTTCAATTTGTTCCATTGTTTTGAATTGCTTTTGACCATCGGCAGGATTTGCCCAAGAACCTTCTAATTGAATCATTACAGGCTTTTTTCCATCCATAATAGGAGTACCATCAGCATTTTTAGCTTGAACCCAAGAGCCAGGAGTTGTGTATTTTTGATCGACTTTTAATTGACCTTCAAGGCTACGTTGTTTTGCCATACCTTTAGTGATGAGTTCTGCACGTTCTTTTTGAATTTTGTCAGCCTCAGAATCAATGATTGAATTTTGAATAGATTTGGCTCCTAGAGCTACTTTTTGTTTAATCTGTTTTTCGATTTTTTCAAAAAATTTTGCCATGATAAATAATAATTTTATAATAAATCCCCGTCTAATGGAGGAATACGAGTGTCTTTCAACACCATATTCCCCTTTTTATTAATCTTTACATCACCAACAGTTACAGTTGGTTTATCTTTCTCGTCTTTACTTCCCAATAGTTTCTTTATCCACTTCATTTAGAAGATGTTGATAACAAAACACTGGCAATCATTTTTTGCTATTACTTGGTTAAATTTTCCGTTGTAAGTCCAAGTATAGATACCACCATTAACTGGTTGTATTTCATATTTGCTGTGTGCTGGAATACTGTAAGTAAACCCTCCATTTGTTTTTGTTACTACTACATCTACAGATGTGTGATTATGGATAGTTACTTTATCTGGCATTCCAGGAATTTCACAAATAGACTTTTGACATGAAGTACTTAGTACTAACAATGTCAAGAATAAAAATACTATTCTTTTCATAACTTATAAAGTCTTTTTTAATTGAGCAATAGTGATAGGCTTGCTCCTGTGTCCAGGATACAAACATTCACAATACGTTTCTGTTTCCTCACCATGTTTCATGAGAAATTCTATGGCTTCATGAAGCTCTACATTCTCTTGTAAACACTTTTCATTCTTGACAACATCGTAATGATTGTCATGTTTCTTTACTAGAACGTAAGGATCGTTTAGCAAAGTTATTTTCTGATCTTTTTTCATTAGCCAAATGTGATTATTCCATCAGGATGTCTCTCGAAAAAGACTCTGATTTGGTTGTAAATGAATTCTTTTCTTTCTTCTGGTATATTAAACTGATAAACACCATTTTCAGTGCTAACCCCAGTACTAATAAGAGACATCATTTGGTCATAGTTTCTTACTATATCCTCAGGATATCCTCCAACTCTAGGCTCATCAGAATAATGTTCTATGTAAGTATCTTTTAATGAATTTCTGTACTTTATATAGTTTGTACCATGTAATTTATTATACTCTACATAAGTACGACACTCTACACTACCATAAAGAATCCAATTTTCTGAATGAGTAATATACGCACCATGATCTTTATGCAGCATATTAGCGGCTAGGTTACAACAAGGCTCTGACAATTCTTTATCAATTGCGTATTGAAACATTTGACGCCAATCATCTGTGTAAGCTGATTGATTAAAAAATTGTCGCGCTAGTGCAAGAATTTCTTCTTTACCCCTTACTATAGGTACTAGGTATCTTGTATGACAACCCATTACTCATCTTTTAAAAAGTTATCTTGACACCACTGCACTTGATCTTGTAATATTTGGTCAAGTCTTTTGTCAAGATCGTCTAATTGATCTGTGAATTTTTTTGGATCTCCACTATCAGCCATTTTTATTTGTTTTATTCTTTTCATCTGTTCTATAAAAAATCTCATCTACATATTCTCCTTTCGATAAGATTTTCTTTGTGTGTGAAACAATTAATTTACCTCTGTCTATTAGATAACTAAAGGCTAAGTTTAAATGCTCATATTTCTTATTTAAACGGCTTTTAAGCCACTCTAATGAGAAAGTTGATACATCCTTAGTTTCTTTGTTTATGTCCTCTAAAATATGCTTTAAATTCATCTTGTTAAATTTTGTAGCCCTACTCAGGCTCGAACTGAGGAATATAATCAATTTGACTTGTTATATGCTAAGCATTTACCGACTATATGATCGTATGTTTTCCCACTAAACTATAGGGCATTCCTTTATAAAACTAAGAGTATTTTTATCTGGTATTATTTTTGACACTCTTATTATAATCATTAAGAATATGCTTAATGATATTAATTTCATGTCTCAAATTACTCTCTTCTTGAGTCCATCCTTTTGCTATATATTTCCTCAACTTTTTCTCATATTTCTTCTTTCTTTTCTCTAATTTCCACATTTTTGTGGCTTCAGTAAAAGGAATTGGAATAAAGATTGAGAATTTTATATTTTCAGCATTTCTTATAAATACAATTAATAATATTGTAAAGAAAAGATAAGTAGTTATTGATTGAATCATGCTAACTGTCTTATCTAATGCACTAAAGTTCTCGTATAAATCAGGAAAGTCATAGAAAATAGAGGTAAGAATATAGAAAATAATAATTCCTATAAAAATTATTATTTCTAAAGCTTTTTGTGTTACTCTCATACTTTCACTGTTTGATCCTCTATAACATCTTTTTTGACTGTCTTAGGGTCTTCTTCAAGCATTTTTATAGCCTTATCAAGCTCTTCTGTTGCCTCTTCAAGATTCTTGATTTCTTCTTCTGTAAACACAACAAGCTCTTCTTGATTCTTTGCCTTGTACTCGTTGTGAATTTTCTCAAGACAAAGTAGGAAATAAGCAACATCCTCATCAGTAGCTTCAATTTCATCCTCATCAAAACAATTATTTTCGATGTAACTTTTACTACCATATGTTCTAATAAGAGTATTAAACTCTTTTTTAGATAGAAATTCTGGAGAAAATCTATAAGTCTTTTGGGCAAGTTCTTGTAAAATCTTTTTGTTTTTCTCAGATATTTCTTTATTTGAGAAAAGAATTTGTTTATTGCCTGCCTTGTACTCAGAATGGACCATCAGCACACACCATGAAATAAAACTTTTAACTTCTTGTGTAATTCTGATATTAAGCGTTGATACTAAGTTTTCTGAAGGCTTTTGTATAAGTTCTATCAGCTCTTCAGGAGTACGCTTAGAATAATCATTCGCATCAATATTATATACTTGTTTTATTATTCTCACAATAATTCCTTTTTGTACTTCTGTAAGAGTGTCTTGCTCTTCTTCACCAAGAACTTCTACCATAGTATGAAGACAATCAACTGTTCTTTCCAAAAGAGAAATTCTTTTTACTTGGTTTTGATTTATTTCTTTTTCTAGTTGTACAAAAGTGCTATAACTGTTTTGTAGAATATTTATTTTAGCGTCTAGTCTCATTAATATGCCAAAGACAATTTACAAACCTACTATAAGAATAAATTCCATTATATATCGTTATTATTGTTATTTTCCTCTTCTAATTGTGCCTTGATATAATTAAGACACTTTTCAGGGTCTGTACAATTTCTATGTTTTAGGACTTGTTTATTACAAACTAAACAAAATTCTTGTTCGTAAATGTTTACGTATCCTGTTTCTTTATCAGTACTAGGGTGGTTATGTTCTGCCATCTAATAAGATATAAAAGAGAAGAGTATTTCTACCCTTCTCTATTGTTTTGCAAAAAAAATTTGTTACTCTTTGCCTTGTACAGTAATCTGTGTGGCACCAGCACGAGCTACAATAACCTTACTACCAACACTATCCAACCTTTTAGATTGGTAAATCTTCATAGCAGTAGATACATCAATAGCCTGTCGAGTTTGATCATCAAGATCAAATGTAAGCGTAATAAAATTAAGCTGAACACCAAACGGAGCAAGAACTTCATTACTTTTATCGTGTAATAGTTGTTCTAACTCGCTTTGATCAAGCTCTACGATATCGGAATCAAGGAATATATCTTTTGCGACATCCTTAATACGTTTATCTATAACCATGTTTTCAGCACCTTCGAACGCATTTCCAATAGCAGCATCATCATCGGCAGATACGTTAGCACGCCCAAGATATTTTGCTTGTTTGATAAATTCTAAAGGTTTTGTAATGTTATAATCGTAATCAATGTTTACTTTTGCCCGAACACGGTCCTTTAGATTAGCAACAAATACCGATTCACCTTGCATAGGATAATTAGGCATAAGTACTTTCATGAAACATGCATTCATACCAGGTTTTGGAATTGTACTACCTGCAGGAATTATACTCCATGTAACACCACAATCACTTGAGACTACAACTTGTTGGTTTGATTTTGCGTAATCACAAGATTGTAAGAGTAGTAATAAGAGGCACATTTTGAGCCACACGTGTTTTCCAAGAAAGAATAAGGCAACATACATACAACTAAATAAAAGAGCAACACCAAGAGCATTAGCTTTGTTAGTGGCCGCAAAATTACCAACATCCATTACATTGACAATATACGTTAAAAAGCATGCGATGAGTACTAGAAATAAGGTTATGAAACCCTTTTGATATCGATTAAGCATAAAATAAAGTAATTAAAATTTTAATCCCGTCTAGTAAATTAACTCAAGGAAGGCTGTGCGCGCAATTGATAATTTAGCAGAGATGCCTATCCTTGAGTTGTATTTAGTATAAGTTTATCACAAAGCCGCGAACCTTTTTACTTCTACCTAAAAATGAATTGAAAGAAATATATCTCCATCCAGATTTAGATTTTAGAAGTGCTTTTGCCTCGTTAGTAGTAATAAAACCTGTTTCAATGTTAGAATTTTCTCTGGCGTCAAAAATGCGAAACATCCAACATCTAGGTTTATCTGGATGTGTTAGATATAATTCAATCATTTTTCAGCAACTTGACCATCATTCTGAAATGTAAGCGTTTTCATACCATATAGTATAGTAATATGAACTTCATCCCATTTGAATCTTGTAAAATGTATTTTTACTTCATCTGTTTGGTACACATAAACAGTTCCTTCGCGAGTATCAAAACTCTTTAGAAAGTACGCTTTACCCATATCACAGAGAAGTTTGTCGTTTTCGTATAGTTTTAGTACCATATCATCCATGTGGAATACGTAATTAGAAGAATGAGCTTCTAACCCTCTTCCACAATGTGCTAGTACAGTGTTGTAGGAGTATTTTTCTCCTCTTTGGAGGCCTTTAACCTCATATTTACTGTTATTGCTTTGCGCAAATGTAGTTGTGATCATTAAGATCATTGATAAAGCGAAAAATAGTGCTTTCATGTTTTTAAATATTAAAATCGTTATAAATAATATGATTAATTATTGTTTTTATATGATCTATCAGTTTAAGTATTACTTCGTACTGATAGAAAAAGTTAGTTTCCGATTCGTAAAATAAAGGTAAAGTACTTCTTTTTTGTGGTACACCACCACTTTCAGAAACCATCTTTACTGTAATTAACTGTCCACCTATCAAAAGTATATAATATTTTCCAATTCTTTTCAGTCTTTTTTCACTGTCTTTCCAATTATTATCGATTATTACTCCAACAATATGTTCTAAACCATATTCATGAAGTAATAGTAATAATCCAGTTTCGTAAAAATCTTCTGAAAGAAGTAATTTAACTGCATTGTTATACTCTTGATCTGTCACGTGCTTAAATTTACAATGTGAGTCCTCATATTCACACAACGAGTAGGATCGTTGCATGCTTTTGGAACATTCATTTTGCAGTAAATGCAGAAGTCATCAGGATCACCCATAGGATCATCCTGATTATCTGTGTTGTCCGAATTGTGTCCTGTTTCAAGCATATGCTAAGGACTTTTCAAAGTGTAATGTAGGGTGCTGATTTCTCAATTCAGCAAGTTTAGCTTCAGCTTGATCAGCTTGAACCTGAGTTAATTTCTCGAGCTGCCACCCATATTGAGTGTCATAATGCTCTGCTACAAATATTGTGATCATGATATAATGTAAATTGATAATCCTAGCCCTGTACTAAACATAAGTATTCCTATTACTAATAGAAACACACTATTCTTAACTGGTTTAGGATCATAGTGAATAATTAAATCCAATATAAAAGCTGTTAGTAATCCACCAACTATGATCAACAAAATTGCTACAATGAAAATAAGTATATCCATAGCTTTTAATTAAACGATTAAAGAAAAGATGGAATACTCTCCTGGAAATCCTCCAAGACGAGCACCTACTTTACATGAGGTTATTTCACGTATTTCCTGTGGTTTAAATGTCCCATTAGCAGCTTCAATACGTTCTTTATCTGTACTAGGTTGAGTATAAGATATTCTTTCTACTAGATCAAATAGTTGAGCATCATTACCTACTCTAGGATCTGCATCTAGAATTTCTTTAATAGCTCCTGTAGGTTTAGAGCCTGTCTTGTGAATGTGGAGAGTGTCCTCAACAGTTGCCTCTCTAATCAATTTTATATCAGCCATGTTTTAATGTTTTTGGCGTTAAGTAATAATTTTTAATGGCATTACATCAGCAAATGGAATATCCCTCCAATTACTAATGTTATATTTTTTATTTTTTGATTTTGATTCTACTTTAACCTCTTCCTCTGATTCTTCTTTTATATAAATTACATTATATCCTTTAAAAGAATTTATTGCTAGAGATCCGTTAAGAAAAACATTTAAATTTTGT